GTCAGGTGTTGTTGTATTATATTATCTATAGCCGATTATCTCATATTTTCGTCAAAATATGGTATTTGTCAATATTCCTAAATAATATAGTATTTTTATGGATAATCAAAAACATTTAGACATACCAGATAATATTAAAATGGACCGTAAATATTTTCAAAAATTGGTGTTTCTAAATAATGCTCTGAATGATGGATGGACAGTTAAAAAATCTGCCGAAAATTATATTTTTACGAAAAAACACGAAAATAAACGCGAGATTTTCCAAGAAAACTATTTGGAAAACTTTATAATATCAAATTTGAAGAATTAATACGGTAGTGGCATCATAATACAGGTATTCTTTTTTATTTTGTATAAACATATGTATTATACAAAAAGTCAATATTAATTCACAATTATATTTAATTTAGCAATATAATCAAAATTATTTTCTTGGAATAGTATATAACCTAGAAAAATGGGTGGAGCACTAATGCAACTAGTCGCCTACGGCGCACAAGACGTTTTCCTTACTGGAACACCAGAAATTACCTTCTGGAAGGTATCATACCGCAGACACACTAACTTTGCCATGGAAAGTATTGAACAAACTTTCTCTGGACAAGCCGATTTTGGACGTAGAGTCACCTGCACCATCTCAAGAAATGGTGATTTGGCTTACAGAACCTACTTACAAGTCACTCTTCCTGAAATCAACCAATCCCAAGCCACCTCTGGAACCAGTGGTGTCTATGCTCGTTGGTTAGATTACATCGGTGAGCAACTTGTTTCCCAAGTTGAGGTTGAAATTGGAGGCCAAAGAATTGACCGCCAATATGGTGACTGGATGCACATCTGGAACCAAGTCACCCTTTCATCTGAACAACAACGCGGATACTTCAAGATGATTGGACATACCACCCAATTAGTATACATCACCGATCCTACCTTTGCTGATGTTGCTGGTGCATGTTCATCATCTGGAGGACCAAACCAAGTTTGTGCTCCAAGAAACGCTTTACCAGAAACCACCCTTTACATTCCTCTATTATTCTGGTTCTGCAGAAATCCTGGACTTGCTCTTCCTTTGATCGCTCTTCAATACCACGAAGTCAAAATCAACATTGATTTCCGTCCAATTGGAGAGTGCTTATGGGCTGTCAAATCCATGACCTCAACTGATGGATCAACCCAATCAGTTACCAGTTGCTACCAACAATCCCTTGTTGCCGCATCTTTATACGTTGACTATATCTTCCTTGATACTGATGAACGCAGAAAGATGGCACAAAACCCACACGAATACTTGATTGAACAACTTCAATTCACTGGTGATGAATCAGTTGGATCTTCATCAAACAAGATCAAACTTAACTTCAACCACCCATGTAAGGAATTGATCTGGGTTGTTCAACCTGATTCCAACGTTGACTACTGCTCATCCCTTGAATCTGGAACCACCTTATACAAGACTCTTGGTGCTCAACCATTCAACTACACTGATGCCATTGATGCTTTACCAAATGCCATCCATGCATTCGGTGGACAAGATGCCACTGGTGGATCCAATTCTTTCATCGTAGCATCTACTGGATTATTCCAATTACCAGGTGCATATGATGTTGCCAGTGCTGGAGGTAATGCTGATTGGGCAACTGCTGGAGCTGATTATGCTGCATTCAATTCTCAAGGAGGAACCGAAACTGCCTCTGGACTTTCCGATGCTGGAACCTTCGTTCTTGCCGAGACTGCCCTTGACATGCATTGTTGGGGTGAGAACCCAGTTGTAACTGCCAAATTACAACTTAACGGACAAGATCGTTTCTCTGAACGCGAAGGATCTTACTTCGATGTTGTTCAACCTTTCCAACACCACACCCGCGCACCTGATACTGGTATCAATGTTTACTCCTTTGCATTGAGACCAGAGGAGCATCAACCGAGCGGCAGTTGCAACTTCTCCAGAATTGATAACGCTGTTTTACAACTTGTCTTATCATCTGCAACTGTTTCTGGAACTGCTACCGCCAAAGTCCGCGTCTATGCTCTTTCATACAACGTATTAAGAGTCATGAGTGGAATGGCTGGAGTTGCTTACAGTAATTAAGCATCTTTCAACTCTTGTTAGAGTGTTTGTAATTTAATACTATAAATATTTATAGTATTAAAACTTGCTTTTGTTTATTAAAAGCAAAAATATAACTAAATCGTGATGTCATTACTACTTACATCAGATCAAATGTTTGCTTCCGAAGTTACGGAAGAAAAAATAAACATGTCATTACTATTTAAATCATATACAAAAGGGTGTAAGCATTATTTACCCCCTTTATAAATAAAACGTAAAATATATTTATATAAAACAACTTAAATAAAAAATGGGTGTATTATATATAATTACATCCATATGGAAGTAGTTAAGGCGTTTAATTCAAATAATTTACATACTGAAATTGTTATAAAAGGAACCTATGATAAACCCTTATTTCGCGCGAGTGATATTGGAAATGTGTTGGAAATGTCAAATATTCGGGTTATAATAAATAATTTTAATGAAACCGAAAAGGTAGTGCATAGTATGCACACTCTTGGCGGCGAACAGGATGTTACTTTTCTTACGGAAAAAGGTTTGTATAAAGTATTATTCAAATCAAGAAAACCAATCGCTGAAAAATTTCAAAATTGGGTTTGTGAAATAATTACCGAAATTCGTTTGAATGGAAAATATGAATTAGAAAAACAACTCGAACAAGCCAAAAATGAAATCGTCCAAATAGAAGAAAATAATAAAAAAACTTTAGACAAAAAGGTATTGAGAGAAAGAGAACAAATGTTACTTCGCGAATATGGTAATATTGGTTCCGTTTTTTATATCATAAAGGTAAAAACCTATGAAGACGGGTCTTATGTAGTAAAAGTAGGCGAAAGTCGAAAAGGTGTTCAAGGTAGATACAATGAACATAAATACAATTATGAAGAAGCATTATTATTAGATTGTTTTTCAGTAGATAATAGTAAGGATTTCGAAAGCTTTATTTTATCCCATGAAAATATCAAATTCAACAAAGTAACTGATTTGCCTAATCATGAAAACGCGAACGAATTGTTGTTGATTGGAAAAAAATTAACTTACAAAATGTTATTAGATATTATCAATACAAATATAAAAAAATTCGATAACAATATAAAATATTTACTCGTGGAAAATGAAACTCTTAAAAATGTTATTGCTTCATCGAAGCAAATGCAAGAGCAATACAACTATACACTTGAAATAAAGGAATTATTGAATAATCAAAAAGAAATGATGAAAATAATAAAAAATTTAGAAAAATCCAACAAAGAAATATTAGAAAAAATAAATCCTCCACAAATCAAAACCAACACCGGGTTTCAAGAACCACTAGTAAACCTCGGTCCAAGATTACAGCAAATCCATCCAGAAGGATTAACATTGGTAAAAGTATTTGAATCCGTTGCCGAATGTATAAAGGAATCGAATTTTGTCATGAAACGACCAAGTATACAGAAAGCGGTTACAGAAAACACAGTGTATCAAGGATATCGATGGATGTATGTTGAACGTGATAAAGATCCAAATGTAATAACAAATATTCCACCCACAAAACAGACAAAGGCTCAAAATCTCGGCTATATTGCAAAACTAAACAGCCAAAAAAATGAAATCATAAACGTATATTTGGATAGAAAAACTGCTTCAATAAATAATGGATACGAATCATCCTCCGCTCTAGATAATCATGTAAAGAACGAATCATTGACAAAAGGTCATTATTATATGTTATTTGATAAGTGTCCAGAAGAATTGCGAGATGCATTCGTAGAAAAACATGGAGAACCACTTTTATATAAAGATGGTATTGGAGAATACAATTCTGCTGGTAATCTAATAAAAGAATTTGTTTGTAAATATGACTGTATCAAAAAATTACAAATAAGTGATAAGACACTGACAAAAGCACTCGACAAACCAGTGATGTATAATAATTCCCACTTCAAAACGATTGGAAGCAAGTTACAAATTATATAATATGAAAAAACAAATATAAAAATTGATCGACATATAGATTACAATGGCAACCTATACTAAAAACGCAAATACCCAAAATGAACTCTTGATGAAAAATTTGATGGAATTTTATGAAAATCGAGATAATTTGCATAAAATGATGTGCATTATCAACGGCGAATCTAAAATTTCATTAAGAATTGTCGATTGGTTTGTAACCAATTTCGCTAAAAAATACTATACGGTATATGAAAAACCAGTAAAACCAGAGTCGAGTGAAATGATGCGATTCAAAGTATACAATGACTATAAATTGAAATTAAAAGCCTATAGCAAAAAACGATTTGATCCTTTTTGTAGATGGGAACGAATTTCGATTCCATATGACAATGAAAAATACATGGAAACTACAATTGGGCAATTGAATTTTTTTAAATGGGCAATCGAAAATGATATTATTGATTATATTCGAACCAACTATGACGCAATCGAATCAGACATGAATTCGCGTAACAGCACTTCTAAAAATAAATCATCTTTAGATGAAAAACCCGGAGATAACTCAAAAACCCGTAAAAAAAGAGAGGAATTGTCCGTATCGGCATGTAAATGTATTAAAAAAGAAACGGTCAAAATTATTGTTAAATTTAATTAGATAGGTCATTCAAGAATTATATTTAGATAATATATAATGCCAATAAATCCTACAAGAACAAGAAAACATATAGGTACTATAATATCAAGTGATGTTGAAGACTATTTAGATAATGAAACTATTTCAGCACAAATAGCCATGATAGAACAATTAAAAAATAAAAAAAAATTAAATAGACAGATGTCTGCAAAA